GTGTAAATCAGGCTTTAAAGCGAGCCGCGACCCCCCGACGTATGGTTTATATAAGCTATATAAGAGGAATGATCCCCCTTGGTCGTGCTGTGTGGTGTGTGTAAGGTTTTTTAGGACAAAAAAAGACCCGCTTTCGCGGGTCAGTGGTTAGAACAGTGCCATTGCAAGCCATAACAACACGTAAAGTATTGGTGCGATCAGTGCGGCGGCCAGTATTGGGTGCTTCTCACAGAATTTTTCCATCATATTCTCCATAGAGAGAGCCACTTTCGTGGCTCTCGGGGTTAAATCATCTTCAACTTCACCATCTCAGGCGGTATGCCATCGTCGATCAGTTCTTGTTGGAACCTTACAGCGGCGGCGTCTCGCTTGAAGCATTGAAAGAAGATACTATCTCCAGCTTGCCAGCGAACTTGAAACCGGTTGGGTTCTTGTTTACGGGTTTTGCGTGGGTCTTTATAAGGAACAATGGTTACCTTCATAGTTTTCACTCCAGTATGGTTAAAAAAGAACCCGGGCACTGTCACTGCCCGGGGTAAAGGCTCTTAAGCCAACTTGGTCACTTTAGGACGGTTGGGCTGGTTGCCGTCTCGCTTTGGTAACACCGCGATGTACGGGTTGCCGTAACGATTTGCCAACAAGACCGCTTCCGTTCCGCCTTCAGTTAAGAACAGCGAGTACTTGTTAATACTTGCTTTGTTCTTTTTGCCCAACTCCAACATCTTTTGATGCAGAGCCGTTGCCTGAGTGCTGTCCCATGCGCCTTCGGGGTCTCGCTTGATAGCGATCTCACCCTTAGAGTTAAGGACAACGGAAACCTTCCCTTCAAAAGTTCTATTTGACATAGAATCCTCCAGTATGACCAATTGTTAAAGAGCAGGTGAGTAGGTCAGTTCACCTACTCTGTCAGCGATGCGATCACCGCCGACAAATTCAGACTCTCACAACTAGACAAAAGCGTCAAGTATGCTGTTTTCCCTAGGGGATAATGACCACAATGCTTGAAGGGTTATTCGCTAGGCTCGGCGCTTGTCGAAGCGGGAGGGGGGCACATGGACACGCGAGCGGACGCCCCGCCCCAGTTGTAGTAAACCTCTTAAAGCAAGACCCAAAAAAAGGATCGTGTAAAGTTAGCTAAAATTTTCGGCTACCCCTTGACACATCCGTCTATCTGCCATAATCTGCGCTCATGGACAACCTACCACTTCACCACACAAAATGGTCAGACAGGCTGGCGTTCGATATTGCCCTAACTTTGGAAGGTAGCGGAGAGACGCTGCAAGAAGTTATAGGGCGGCATCAGATTTCGTCTACCGATGTACTGTCGTTTAATGCCGACCCCATCTTCCTCAAGAAGGTGGATGCCTACCGTGAGGAAATCCGCAGTAAAGGGATGACGTTCAAGCTCAAGGCGCGTGCGCAAGCTGAAGAACTCCTCACCACATCTTGGATGTTGATCCACGACTCAGCAGTTTCACCCGCAGTCAAGGCCGACCTGATTAAGTCCACTGTCAAGTGGGCAGGCTTGGAGCCAAAGGGTGAAGTCACCAACGAAGGCAATGGCGGCGGGGTTCGCATCAATATAAACTTGGGCGGCCAACAGCACGCAGTACAAATTATTGACAACCAATCTGAGGTAGTGGATGCAACTCCCATCGAACATTGAAGAACTCTTTACCCAAACCTATGACGGCTTTAAAGCCGTCAAACTAAGAAGCGCCTCCGAAGCTATCATGCTTGAGAACGCATTAGGGTTAGCCAGAATGTCGTTTCAGACCAAGATTACCCGCAGCAAAAAACGAGGGCGGGAGTTCGTTGTTATGATTATTCAACCACTTAACCAAGGAGTTTGATATGGAAGGTTACATCGGAGAAGTACGTGAGTTCGCTGGCAGCTTTGCCCCAAAAAACTGGGCGTCGTGTGATGGACAGACCCTAAATGTCCGGGACTACACCCCGCTGTTTGCCATCATCGGCACGATGTATGGCGGCGATGGCGTAACTAACTACAAGCTGCCTGATTTGCGCCCGACCAACGAGCATGGTACGAAAGTCCACGGCTGGGAAATTGGTCAGCCTAGCAAAATCATTTGCATCATGGGCATCTTCCCAGATCGTCCGTAATGGCACTTGACATTAACTATACGCCGCCGCCAACCGGCGAGAAGTTCATGGAGTCAGACCGCAAGATGCGGGTGTTGATGGGGCCGGTCGGCTCCGGCAAGTCCGTAACTTGTTCGTTTGAGATTGTGCGGCGAGCGTCGATGCAAGAACCCAATGCCCAAGGCATACGCAAAACACGGGCGGCGATTGTGCGTGAGACTGCACGCCAGTTGCAGGACACGACGATCAAGACGTTCCTCGATTGGTTTCCACCGGGAGTGTGTGGTGACTACATGCGCACCACCAAGACTTACTTCTTCAAAGTGGGCGACATCGAGTGCGAGATTATGTTCCGAGCACTGGACGATGCAGACGACGTTGCCAACTTGAACTCGTTGGAGTTGTCCTTCGCTTGGTTCAACGAGTGTCGAGACATTCACCCCGACATCATGGACGCGATGTCCAAACGTATCGGACGATTCCCCTCGGCCAAAGACGGCGGCCCGACGTGGCATGGAATGTGGGGCGACACCAACCCACCGACTATGGATACGTGGTGGTACTACCAGATGGAGGGGCTGGACGTTAAGGACGGCGTATCTCCTAACAACAACGGGTGGGATGTTTTCAAGCAGCCGTCCGGACGCAGTGTGTATGCAGAGAATGTCGAGAACCTGCCCGAGGGTTACTACGATACCCAAGGTCGCAGCGAAGAATACGTCCGTGTATACATCGACGGAGAGTATGGACTGTCAAGTGCGGGTATGCCTGTGTACAAATACTTCAGGCCGGACTACCACATGGCTAAGCAAAAGCTCCGCCCCATCAGTAATGGAGTTCGCCCCATCGTCGTAGGCATGGACTTAGGGCTTACCCCCGCAGCCATCCTTGGGCAGCAAGACCCCCGGGGTCGTGCCCTGATACTTGCCGAATGTGTATCGTTTGATATGGGCATCCAGCGTTTCGTGCGTACCATGCTCAAACCACTGATCTACGAGCGGTTCGGTGGTGCACCCATTATGATCGTCACCGACCCGGCGGGCATACAGCGGGCGCAGACCGATGAACGCTCGGCGGTGGACATTATCAAAGCAGAAGGACTAAGGGTTATCCCTGCTAAGACCAACAATATCTCGGCACGGATCAATGCAGTCGATGACTTCCTCATGCGGCAGGTAGATGGTGACCCAGCGTTTCTCGTAGACCCGGGGTGCACACAGCTTAAAGCCGCCATGATGGGCGGGTATCGCTACAAGCCCAAGGGCGACGGCGATATTGACAAGAACAAACATTCGCACGTGGCCGAAGCGCTACAGTATCTGATGCTGCATATCACCAGTGTTGGAGAAGGTACATCTTTACCTAGACGTAGAGAAGTCAAACAAGTTGCTTCCGCCGGATGGACATGATATGATTTCTTCACTGCTCACGCAGTTGTCACCCTCCTTTCAGTTGGAGTTACCCCCGTGGGCGAAAGCTTCGGGGGATTTTTTTGTTGACAACAAGTTTGTGTATTGGTATACACTAGCGATAAGAGCAACTTAGGAGGCAACCGTGGCTAAACAAGTTGGTAAAAGTTTCACCATCATCTCAACGAATCCTAAAATGGCTTCGACGGGAATGGTGTCGCAACGATATGCACCTACTATCTCTAAGCACTTAGTGATAATGCCCACGCCGGGTTCTGCCCCTTGGAATCGTGCAGTAGATGGCCCTCCCCCAATTGGGTACACTGGTCAAGTAGTTAACCAGCCAATTAAGGCGACAACAATACCGGCAAACCCAGCAGCTACACAGCCGCCACCTGCTGTGCCTTCACCTGCTGCACCCGCACCCGCACCCGCACCCGCACCCGCACCTGCTGCCACTGCACGTAAAACTGGCCTCGAATACGACGCCTACGACACTACAGTGGAAGAAGCAGCAAAAGCACCGACTGTATTTCGTGGGCAAGCTCCAAAGATGGAAGCAATGCCTGACATCGGTAAACCCACAGATGTTAAATACTATGGAGAGGAGTACAAAAGTGATGCTCAAAAACTTGCTAACGAACGCCAAGCTGCGTATGAACGTCGGTTATCAAATGCTGCGATCCGCAGTGGTAACGCTATACCAACGATTGGTGAGGGCGGCAAAGTAACCGCTGGTGCTGCACCTGTCCAAACTGTTTCACGTGAAACAGAAGGACTGCAACAACTGAAGACTGAACAGGGCCGACGCGCTGCTGCCCCGTCTCAACAAGCAAATGCTGTCGAGGCTATCAAAGCCTCTAAGAGCATGTACGGGCCAGAAGAAATGCGGAACAAGGTTGCGCAAAAGCTTACGCAAGGCAAAGTAATTATCCAGCAAACAATGGATGAATACTTGAAGAAACAGCAGAAAGATAAGAGGTAGTTAGATGGCAGGTCTGTCATTTCTTCGTGTTGTAAGTAACTCTGACCTCTCTCGTCAACAAGACAAAGAGGCGTCGGATAAAGCTTTGGCGGAACGCCAGAGTCAGCCGTTGATCCTTGGCCTTACAGCTTATCTGCGTGAGTGCTGGGATGCTGCACAACAAGCGAAGAAACCTATTGAGCAGAAGATGCTCAAGGCGCTACGTCAGCGCAACGGTGAGTACGAAGATGATAAAGCTCGTGACATCAAAGCGCAGGGCGGCTCTGACATATACATGATGATTACCGAAGTGAAGTGCCGTGCAGCCGAGTCTTGGCTGCGGGACATTTTGCTTGATAGTGGTACACCCCCTTGGGATATTCATGCGACTCCGATCCCTGATATGTCTCCGCAGCAGTCGAAGGCTATCCAAGAAATTTTTGCATACAAGGTTTTAAAACTTGTCGAGGAAACTGGGCAAGCACCTAACCCTGCTGCAATGAGCGAGATCAAAGAGATGGTCGCACAAGACTATCGCTTTAATATTTTGCAAGAAGCACAGAACCGTGCTGACAAGATGAAGATCAAGATCAGCGATCAGTTTGCT